CGCTTTTTGCAGTGTGGAACCATTGGCAATTTCTGTGATTTGCTCTGGTGTAACCTGATTGGATTCCAATGCGTTTTTAATCGTATCTAAGCCATCTTGTATCTGTTCGCGTGTCCTATTAACTTCAATCGGCCACTGAAAAACCTCACCTTCTCTTACTTCTGCCAACACACTATCGTTTTCGGTGTAGTCAGCGTGGAGTGCCTGTAACTCTGGATCGTATTGAATGAATGCACGTTTGACGTTTGGCACGTACAATGGATGAGCGTATTCGTTATCGGGCATTGATATTGTGATTGTTTTAGCCATTGTCGGCCTCGTTTTTTGCACGTTCAGCCGCCCACTTAGCGGATTGGTAGGCGCGATACTCTGCTGTAGCTGTTTCGGCTACAATGATAGCCTTTTGTAAATCTTCGACCAGTTGTTTCGCATCTTCGACTTCAAGCGTGAGGGTAGAGGTGTAATCATATCGTTCGTGGTTTATCTGTTCGCCACTCTCTGTATACTCGTTGTAGTGATCTTCAACACGTTTAACGAGATCGTGCAATTTGCCCATACTGGACAACCGTAACTCAATGCGCTCTAATGCTCGTGCTGAGTAGTAAAACGTCTTGACTTGTAGATTGGTATCGGTAGGCGGATCGTCTTCACCTATGCCGTCATTAAAATGATCGTCTTCGTATTTGATATTAGTGTTGCGACTGCTATACTGCACGTCTTCTGGTTTTTGTATCTCGTTATGCTCATTCATTGATACCATTGTGATTCCTCCGTTTGTTTAACCTGTTAAAATTATAATGAAAAATGTGGGATTCTCTAAATTATTCTGCTACGATATTTTCTTCTAGATCCATAGCACATTCCAACGCCGATTCCAACCTTGACGTGACCAGCTTTACATACCACGAATCATAATCAATGGAAAACCTCGCCGTTTCCAACGCCCATTCTGGAACAGGCGATTTGATTTCGACGATATGCCATGCACCGCGCCCGGAACGGAAATCGGTAACCTCTGCACATACCCATTTTTGACACGCCCCCGATCCGGAATCGTATTGGCTGGGGCGTTCATCGTCGAAATTCTCTAACAACATGCAATCAAATTTGAAATGATTTGCAATCGTAATCTGCATCTGTGTGGGTTGGGTATCCATCGTAATCCTTTCGATTAGTTAGGTAATATGATTGACAATCAAGTTAACGTCAGGTTAATCTATTGTCAAGTGCAATCTAATCTAATCTCAATCTAATCCAATCGCAATCGATTCCAATCTAATCTAATCGGATTCAATCAATCTCAATCAATCTCAATCAGTTTTCAATTGGTTTGCCGGTTTAATCAGGATTGATTGATATCGTATTATCTTGTATTTATTTACAAACAAACCAGAAACAAACCAGAGAAAAAACCAAACCAGATAAACCGGTTTTATATGTTGCGCCGGTTAACCTGGACAAACGCCGGCAAGTTATCGCTAAACAAAAACAGATATATATACATTATAAGCTTGACAAGAAATTAACAACAGGTTAAGTTTCTCTGTATCATATTACTTTAACCAAATGAGGACACTATGCAACAGTCACAGTTTCAGTTTGACGACAGGCGACAAGCGCCAACAGCCCAGCGCAAACCAAAAACACAAACAATAGAACAGTTTTTTCTTGATGAGTTTGCGCACCTTTACGAATTGGCAAACCGTAAACCACAGATACAAACCGTCGGTAGTGGTTTCACCATTATTCCGGAGTACAAATAACATGGAATTGCTAATAATTATTTTAATGTTCGTTTGTTGTGGTTTGTATGTATATGCCAGAATACAAAGTGAAAGAATAGAGAATTTGCAAAGCTATACGTATTACTTAGGTGAAGAAATACTAGCCCTAAAAAAGCAGTCAAATAATGGCTAAGTTTGTTATGACAAAAAAACAAGCGCTGGAAATAGCGCAAGCCGCCGGCGCTGGTAAGAGCGCGAAAGTGATAGAATTGTTACGCCAAATTGATGGCGCAAATACTCGCGGAACCTGGAAATATTACGCCAATAAACTGGCACAATGGATTGACCAAGGAATGCCGGATAATACGCCGTTTTCGGTTTGGAATCTTGACGGAAACAATAAGTTACCTTTTGCCAGTTTTAGCACACTACCCGGTGTAACTTGTCCTGGCGCTGGAGCTTGTTGGTTTGTGGATAATGTGGCTGGCGCTGGATATTGTTATACGGTTAAGTCTTGGCGCTATCCGACGGCGCTATTTCGCCAGGTGCAAAATACGTTATTAATTAAATCGGCTATTGGTCGCAAACTTATCACAAAAAAAACTATGGAACTACCCGCGGGTATTGACTGCCGGTTATATGTGGATGGCGATTTTGATAGTTTGTTGACTGTAACGTATTGGTTTGTGTTGTTGCGCTCCAGGCCTGATTTACGCGTTTACGGTTATTCTAAATCCTGGCAGTTATTGTTGGACTATGCTACAAAACGAGCGCCAAAAATCGGCTGGCCCGATAACTATTTGCTTAACCTAAGCAATGGCGCAAGCGCCGAACATTTACGAGCTCAAGTTTCGCAATTGCCTATTGTTCGTGGCGATTTTATCGCCGTAGAAATCGATAAAAAGCTAAAAGGTAAATACAATACGCCGGAATATAAGAGCGCCGTACGTACTGCCGGTATTGATGCCGGAATAAAAAAAGCTTTTGTATGTCCTGGTAAATGTGGAACTTGCACAAAGTCTGGACACTTTTGTGGTCGCAGTGACACTAAACAAACACCCGTATTGATCGGAGTGCATTAAGCAGATAGACCACACAAACCAAACAGAGCGCCTTGCCGGTTTACGCTGGTAGGGCGCTTTTTTGTGCATAGTCGGCAAGGTTTGCGCCTGGTGTATTGCTTGCGACAATTGGCGACTATTGCGACGTATTGCGCGCTGGTTTGCTTGCGCTGGTGTATTGCTTGACCGATCCTGATACTTGAAACCACAATCCAATACAACCCAAACAATCAAATTTATACGCGTTTATATTACCGGATCGATCCGGCATTATCGACGGTTAAACCTGGCCTATAGTCTAGGCTTATACGCCTGGAATAGTGCGATAACCGGCAATATTGGACTAAGTTTGCGCGCTGGTTTTTGGTTTGGTTTCTGTCTTCGTTTTCGGTCATGGCCGGGCTGGAAGGCGAAGCGACAAGGGGTGCCGTTAAAAGCGAACGAACCCGTATATACCCATCCATATGCGTGTCCATCTCAGCACCAAGTTGTGACCATCCGTGACGCGGTGACCATGCCCGAAAGGGTGACGCTGGACGCGGTGAGCTTGTATCGTGGGCGAATGTGGTTGAGGGGTGTACACTGGGTACACTGGGTACACTGTGTCACCGTGTTATCGGGTGATTGGGTGAAATGTGACACTTTATGTTTTTGCTATGGGTGGTTGGGTGGTGGGGTACACGTTTTGTCAGGGTTGAGTACATGGGGTACACTGGGTACACCGTGTACACTGGGTACCCGGTGACGTTTGACGTTTGTACATGGTGACGTGTTTAACCGGTTTGCCCCCCCTTACCCCCCCAAGCCTAACTTCGCGGAAATCGTTTGTCAAATTGTTTTTTATCTCTGTGAAATTTTTTTAGAAAAAAGTGCATGTACTGCACACCTGTTTCTTTTGCATCTCAGCTACTTAGGTATTTTTGACCTATGCAAAGAGACTTCCATCAGGCCGAATGGCCTTCAGACCGCTGGCCGAATTTCTCGTTTGACGAGATGGCGTGTTCAGCAACGGGGGTGTGTCGGGTGGATGAGGGGTTGATGGATAAGTTGCAGCGATTGCGAGAGGCGGTGGGTAAGCCGTTGGTGATTACGTCAGGGTATCGTTCGCCGGATCATCCGATTGAAGCGGCGAAGTTGGCAGACGGTAAACCAACCGGTTCGCATACCAGCGGCAAGGCGGTGGATGTGGCGTGTGAGAGGGTGTTTGCTTTCCAGGTGTTGTTTGCAGCGGTGAAGCTGGGGTTTACAGGGTTAGGGGTGCAGCAGTCCGGAGCGAAGAGGTTTTTGCATCTGGACATTATCGGGCCGGGTGACGGGTTTCACGTACCGCGTCCGGCACTGTGGAGTTACTGATGGCGTTAAGTGAACTACAGCAGCAAGCAGTGCAACTGATCGTGTTGGATCGGTGGACTCCGGACAAATGCGGAGAGAAAGTAGCGCGAACACTGGATGTGAATCGCTCTACGGTGGCGGCATGGCGTAAAAAGCCGGAGTTCAAGGAGGCACTGCAAGAGGCGCTGGAGCGAGATCGCAAGGATTTCGATGAGGTGCCGTTGGCCTGGCGAAAGAATCGGGTTTTGGCGCTGGAAGAGATTTACAACAAACTACCCGAGAAGCGCGTGGCGCTGAAGTTGAAGGTGTTGAAAGAGATTCGTGAAGAAGTGGGCGATAACCGTCTACAGGTTGAGCATACGGTGGAGATTAAGCCGTTAAATGCACCGCCGGTAGCGGAAAGTTACGAAGAATGGCTGAAACAGAACGAGCAGATGGTCGAAGCGCAGTTCACTGTTGAGGAAACAGTCGGATGATACTGGAAGAGCAATTATACAGGCCGAAAATCTACCCTACGGACTCTCGATGTGAGAAAATCGTGGATAATTGGGGTAGTTTACACCGCGAAAACAAGCATTGGAAGAATATTCCGGTGGAAAAGCCGAAAAAGCTGAAGGTGAAGGCCAAATGAACTGGCAACCGCAAGCCGGGCCGCAAGAAAAGGCGATACGCGCCAACTTTGTCGATGAAATATTCTACGGAGGCGGTAGAGGTGGCGGTAAATCCTGGACGTTGTGTTACATGTTCCTCATGGGCGTGGAAAAATACGGTGAACACTGGAAAGGCGTGTTGTTTCGCAGAACCTACCCGGAACTGGACGAAATTATAGACCAGACGCGCAAAATGTATCGTGATTTTTACCCGGATGCAGAATACAAGGTCGGAACGCATCAGTGGCAGTTTCCAAACGGAGCTACGCTGAAGCTGAGACACATAGAAAACGAGGCCGATGCAGACCACTATCAGGGTATGGCTTTTACGTTTGTGGCTTTTGACGAGTTAGGAAGCTGGAGCGATTTAAAAGCGTATCACAAGATCAAGGCGTGTTTACGTTCGGGCAGTGCTGATGTTCCGGACAAGAAGATCGTTAGTTCCGGTAACCCGGGTGGGCCAAACCACCAGAATATCAAGAAATACTTTATCGACCCTGCACCGGAAGGCACGGTGATCGAGGGTGAAGACGGCATGAGCCGTATGTATATCCGCAGTTTGGTGACGGATAACAAGATTTTGTTAGACCGCGATCCGCACTATATCAACCGTTTGAAAAGTGTGGGCGATGAGCATTTGGTGAAAGCATGGCTGGAAGGCGATTGGGATGCGTTTGTCGGCCAATATTTCACCAACTGGAACGAAAAGAAGATCACGGTCAACAGTTACGAAATACCTGACCACTGGCCGTTGTTTGGCGCTATGGATTACGGTGAAGCGGCACCCACTTCTTTTGGCCTATACACGGTGGACTACGATGGCAACGTCTATCGCATCGCAGAGTATTACCAGGACAACGCCAGTGCATCGCAACATGCAGACAACATCACGAAATTGATTGAGAGTTGTCCGTTTACAGAGGGCCGCTACCCACAAACCATCTATTGCGACCCTTCGATGTTTACCAAGCGCCGTCTGTCGGCTGCTATTTCTCATTCACCGGCAGATGTGTTTGCAGAGCATGGATTATTTTTAACCAGAGCATCCAACGACCGTATCACCGGATGGCGCGTGATTAACGATGCGTTGATTAAGGAACGGTTTTTCTGCTTTAACGGCTGGAACGATGCACTGATGCGAACCATGCCGGCGTTGCCACGCAGCAACAAGAATCCGGAGGATCTGGACACCCACGCAGAAGACCATGCAGCGGATGAATTGCGCTATGCGATGATGCACGTATACAGACCGCATAAGCCGGAAGATGAAAAGCCGTATGAAGGCACCGGACAAGAAGTCATTGACATGATGGAACAAGGCTGGGGTACGCGCAAAGGGCGTTACGCACTGGCATAACAGGAGAAAATATTATGAAGGGTTTTAACGGAACGCCAACAACGACTAAGCCGAACCGCAGTAAAAAAGGCACTCGCGTTAAAGCGAAACCGGCTGGGTCGGACAACTTGAAAAAGGGCGGCAAAGGCAAATAGTTTGAAGCAAAAACAGATTGAATACTGGCGTGGAGCCATAGAGGACGGTCGTAAGTACATGAAGACGCGCCACAAGACGTGGCGTAGGCTTTTGAAAACGTACGAACTCGACTTCGATGTGCCTGGTTTGGACGAGGATAAGATCGTCAAGATCAGCCGCATGTATCCGTTGGCTCGTCAGATCATCGCCAGTGTTTCGTTTAACTATCCGCATGTGTTCTTCAAGGTCGAGGAACCGGGTCGTGAGTTTG